TAGCAGTAGCATATGCACTCGCATCTGCCTCAACCACCTCTTGTGTGACCGTGTGAACGCAAACCAAATCAAACGCTGATATTGCCCCACCAGCCAACATTTGCGCTGTTAAACCTGTGTAAGTGTGGTCTGCTCCTGCGAGCAGAGGGGTTGAAATATCCACATAACTTGCATCTGCGAGACTTAATTTAGCCGCTACCGATGCGGTTGTCGTTCCTGTGGGGACAGTTAGGACATCCGCATCCGCGTCATTCTTAATAGTTATATCGTTAGTCGAACCCTGCCCTGTGAGGATAAGCCCTTCAGCGGCGGTATAGCCCATCGTCGCATTGTCGCCAGCAGACGTATCCCCGTCTGCATTTACGGTAGAAGCTGTTACATCCCCAACAATGTCAACATTGGTAGTTCCTGTCGCTACCGTTAAAACATCCGTATCTGCATCGTTCTTTATAGTTATATCGCTTGTAGAACCTTGCCCCGTTATGATAACGCCTTCAGCGGCAGTATAACCAATAGCCGCATCGTCGCCCGCTGCCGTGTCACCCGTAGCTCCAACAGTTCCACCAGCCGTAATATCACCCACTACGGTTACATTTGTAGTGCCTGTCGGTATTTCGAGAACATCCGCATCTGCGTCGTTTTTAATAGTTACGTCGTTGGTGGAGCCTTGCCCCGTTACAATAATACCTTCAGCAGCGGTATAACCAATAGCAGCTTTATCATCGGCAGCAGTATCACCTAAAGCATTAAAAGTTCCACTAGAAGTAATATCACCAGAAGCAGTTACGGTAGCCAACTGTAAATTTGATAGGGCATCAATAACCGCTGCCCCGCTTCCAGCACCATCACAATAAACAACCGCCGACTTCCCATTTTCTACGGTTACATTTGCACCACTACCCTGCGATAAAATTACAGAATATGGGCCACTAGAACCAGAATCTGTCGTAGCGTTAACAACTATAAAAAACACCTGCGTTGTGTTCGGCGCTATTGTAACCGTACAATCTGAATCCAAAGCCCCTGTGAATTTAATCACACGGTACATTCCGTCTTGCAGGTTTTCAGTGCCTGTGCCTGGAGAAGCCTCCCGAACAGTCAAAGTAGCCGTATCTGCATTTGTTGTTATGGCAACAGCTTTATAGGTAGCTATCCTGTCCATAATATCCCAATTGAAATTGGTAATCGTACCCCAGGTTCCAGTCTTTTCGCCCGTGGTCATTTCCTCTATGCCAAGAGATGTTGTAAAACTACTAGCCATAATCTTTTCCTTACTACGCCGCTATTTTTGTCCAGTTTGCTGATTGTCCAGGGGATACACCCGTCCAGTCTGTTGACTGACCTGGGACAACAAGTCCCCACACATGTACCGATCCCACGTTGCCAGTGGCCGAAACTCCCGTTACTTCCACCGTTTTACCAATTGCTACGGCTGTCGATCCAACCGCTCCCGTCCCTGCAACGCCCGTTACCGAGACAACTGCATTCCCTATCGCTGTAACAGAGCCAACCGCCCCCGTTCCCGCAACACCTGTTACCGAAACAACCGCTGTTCCTGTTATACTAACGCTACCAACGGTTCCTGTCCCTGCAACACCTGTTGCCGAAACAACCGCCGTACCCGTTGCTGTTACACTTCCGACTGCGCCAGTTGCAGAAACACCCGTTACGCTGACATCAATATCAGGAGCTTGTCCCCATAGTGATGAACCCCAAGATGACCGCCCCCAGCCTATTGTTGTTGCATAAACGCTGCCAACCGCTGATGTCCCCGCAACACCTGTTACTTCCACCGTTTTGCTAATTGCTACGGTTGTCGATCCAACGGTTCCTGTCCCTGCAACGCCCGTTACAGAGACATCCACATTCGTTGTTCCCGTTGCCGTAACGCTACCAACGGTTCCTGTCCCTGCAACACCCGTTACAGAAACATTCGCTGTTCCCGATGCCGTAACAGAACCAACCGCTCCTGTCCCCGCAACACCTGTTGCGCCGACCTCAGCGTCGGCAGACAATCCCCATATACTTGAACCCCAAGTGGAGCGTCCCCAGCCGACTGCCATAATTTAAGCTATGCGGATAATCGCGTTTGACGCATCAGCGGTAGGGAATTGGACTGTAAAGGTTCCTGAGCTACTTGATTTGTCCGCCCCAAAATCCAGAACAAGACAAGTGGGATCGCCACTTGCGCTATCGTTATACAGAAGCGCCCCGCGTGCTGTAATTGTTGACGATGTCCACGCCGAATCAGAAAAATCCGTTAAAGCCGTTGTCCCACTCGTTGACGGGTCAACTCTTGTCAACGTATTTCCCGCAGCAGAATACCCCGTCCCACTAATTTCATTAGTGGCAGTATACGCCGTGGTTGAGGCGGTAAAAGAAGCACTGTTGGTGTATAGGGCCAACTTAAACGTGCTGCCGCCTGAGTTTTTAAAGTTATGTACAGCCTCCAACAATTCTCCTTTGAAGGAAGTACACATAAAGTTACCAGTAAACGCCATTTATTTTCTCCTCAAGAGATAGCCTAAATCTTTGTAACCGCCTGCGAGTGCAGCCTGAACACAAGTATCCCGCTCAGACTGCATAGCCTGGGATATGTAGAAATGAACAACGTGCTGCATCCGCAGACGAAATGCCTCAGCTTGCTCACGAATAACGGGTGGCGCATTTTCACTGACATCAATCAACTTATTACAACATAATTCAGTTAACTGATTCGCCGACAACCCTCCATTCTGACTGGTCGTCACAACAACTGGAGGAACTGCCCCTGTTTTTATACTAATCATGCGGCCTGATTCGGTCCTGCCGTTACAGCAGGTTCTCCATTACGATAGGAATCTCTTCTATCCGAATATCCCCCGACCCGCTTCACATCCTCAAGCGCCGCACCATACCTACCTATATATAATTGTATCAAATCCTGTTCACCCTTCATAAAGGTATAGGCTTCAATCAGACAGCCGTACAAAAGCGCAGGATCGGCATTGTCCCCAAGCCATGTCGTGGTGTTGCTGGAAGAAAGACCTGTCGGGCTGTATTTGTAATGGAGTTCCGTTGTGTAATTCGCATCTGGGATAGGCGTCATAATAAAAAACAAATTATCAAAATGCCCATAATATTCTGGCTGTCCCGTCACATCCGTATCAGGGTACGCTTCCCGCATAAAGGAGACATCTTTGGGCAAAAGATAAGTGTACTCATTTCCCGTGCTGATTGTTGCTAACGATTTAGCAGAAAGAAAATCACTTGGCTTGGCAAGATAGCTATTACCGCTCGTCATCGCGCCAGTAACATTTTTATTAAAATAAGGAAGATCAACATCAAGCAGAATACGTCTTTCCGCCTGTGCTATAAACTGGTCAATCTGCCCCACAAATGTTGTTTCTGTATTCTGGGTATAATCTTTAATCGCCTGAACGAGCGTTGAATAATTCAATTTGGTAACTCCCCCATGCCTTCCATCCCGTTTAATTCAAGAAGGGATAATATATAGTGGGCAAAAAGATCGGCGTGAGACTGGTCTTCAAATCCAGCAAACGTGACACCAACCTCAAACCCGTCTTCTCCCCCCTGCACCCTTATAGAATAATTAATTCCAGGCGCGTCAGCCGCAGCTTGCAATAACTTCATGGACATTTCTGATGGCGAAATCATGTTATTTCAACCGTCACTGTCCCCACGCCACCCGTGGCCTGACAGCTTTCCTGCGTCGAAAAACCATATAAACTTTGCAAGGAATTATTATCTCCAACAGGTGACCAATTCCACACAATTGCCCTCTGTTCACTCAACCCTGTATCCATCCGCGTAACCCGAAGCGCTTGCGGATCATCAATTGGCATTGAACCAAGAAACAACTGAGGCTGGTCTTCATCAAGCATTGACCAGTGAACTCTTAATCCAGTGTCTTTCCCGTCTTTAATCTGGGGATAAAGCTCATGTAATTTATGGGTTTGTCCACTGCGGTCACAAATTCCCAGAGCATATTTGCCACTTGCGTAATTACCCATTACATCCACGCATAACCACCAGGAACCATCCGAAACCCAGCCTTCACCCTGTCTTCTTCAGCGCAATAATTAAACTGCTCTTCGTACACCTGTTTTAAGCCCTGTGTCCGAGAAGAAGATTCTGGTCTTTTCATTGAAATATAATATGCCAGTCCCGCCGTTAAAGCGGGTAACCACCGTTCAGGCGCATCATAATTGTTAGACCCCTTGGTGCCGACATCCTGTATGCGTTTCACCCGCCAGTAAACAAGCGTATAAGTCTCCGTGTCATCAGGTACAGGCCACAAGGTGTATTGCGGAGAGGTAATTCTCTGAATATAGATTTGAAGAGGCTTTGCTTGCTGCAATTTATTTGGCAAAGATGCAAAGGTAGATGGGGAAATACGGGTAATCGAAGTATCGGTTTGTTTGTTCGTGTCCCCCGCGTCCGTGCGGATCATCTGGTCAATGAAATCTATCGTCCCAGAAGGAAAGCTGTATGTTGCTGTTCCCGCAGTCAGTGTTTGCGTCCCCTCTTCAATAGTCCAGAGGTTAAGCCCACGGTTAATCCACTCCAGAGACATAATATTCAAACTACGGCGAGCGGTTTTCAAATCATAACCGCTCTTCATCTCCAAACCAGCCCGCTCGTATGCCTCTTCACATACCTCTAGTATATCGAGATTGAAGGCAGACGTTTCGCTTGTTGCCATCAGGCAGACCTTTTCTTAGTAGTTTTCTTTCTCTTTTTCTTATCCATTGCTTTTTTAGCAGCAGCCTTACCTTTTGGGGTATAGGGAAAATGTTTATTACCAACTTTAGGCATCCCAACGTCTCCTCTGTTTAATAGAACGAAACTGGCGTCTGATAACTATGCATAGTGTTTTGTTGCGCGAATAACCACCAAATAAGAATCACCCGATGTCGCCGACGAGCCACCGCCAATAGTGGAAAGGGTTACATCCCCCGTCGTGCTTGTGCCATATTGACGTAAGCCTCCAACAGAACTGAAATCATGGTGTGTCCAGCCTTGGTCTAGGGGAATTGCCACCGTATCGGTGTCGGCATCATTCTTTAAAATAATACCACTATCAAACCCGTTTACCTGCGCCCAGATTTCCTGAATCGCCACACCGTCACAGGCGTTTCCATTTGTGTCAGAGCCAAGGGCAGAGACATCTATCTTCACCACATCCGACTCACCCGTACCATCAGACAGGGAGGTGAGTTGAACCACCAAATCTTTCTCACCGTCCTGAATTGTTGTAACTGCTACTGCATCAGCCATTTATAGCCTCCTCTTAAAAAGAGAGGGGGGTCGCCCCCCCAATCTCTCTATGCAATTTGCACATATTCAATAATAAAGGTGAACGAACCAGCCGTGGTAGCATCTACCGTGTTGGTGATATTGCAGTAGATCGTTCTTTCTGCGGAAGCATACTGCACG